TCTACAAGGAGAGTAGTAACTTCTTGAGAGACTTTGCGGTTCTTGGAAATGGTATTCTTCATGTTCGTGAGGGTACGCCTCGCCTTAATTCAAAGAACGACACTTTTGGTGGTTTGGTTTTTGAAGCAATTCCTATTGGGGATATGTGGTGGCAGATTGGTAACAGCGGCAGACCTTTCTTTATGATTCGAGAAATGGTTCTTCCTGCGATTGATGCCTACCGTTTCTTTGAAGGTGAAGCAGGTGAAGATGCCTTGAGAAATCTTGAGGCTCAAAACCCCATGGCTCGAATCCCTTACCTGCACTGTGTTTTTGAAAACGAAAACTATGTGCCGGGTGGAATCCCTTCTCCTGACAACAGAAGGTTTACCAGTCTCTACATTGCGGGAGTGGGTGGCCTTGAGGATTCCTACGCTTCTGCTCAGTCAGAGCCGACGATCATTAAGCAAAATGGTTACGACAATAGTCCTTACATCGTTGCCCGTTGGATGACGGTAGACGGAGAAGAGTACGGTAGAGGTCGTGGTCATTTGGCTCGTGCAGACGCAATGGGCATTAATGAGTTGCGTAGGCAGATTCTGATTGCCGCAGGTAAAGACTTGAATCCGCCACTGATGGTGGAGCACGATACTGTTGTTGAGTTGGACATTACGCCCAATGGCCTAATGGTGACTCGCCCCCCTGTCAAAATGGGGCCGCAGTATTTGAAGTCGGATACGAACTACCAAGTTGCAGATCTTGTTGCAAGGCAGGATCGGGATCAGATTCAAAAGGCTTTCTTGGGTGACATTCTGAATGATCCAGATACTCAGCCCAGAAGTGCAGAGGAAAGTCGCCAGCGTCAGCAAAGAGCATTGTCAAGATTGAGTGCTTCTGCGGATGTTGTGAACTACGAATTCCTCGACCCCATGATTCAATCAATCCTTGATATTATGTATCGTGCAAACGCTTTGCCTGAATTGGATCTTTTGCAACAGTTGGCTCCTGAGGCTGATTTTGAGATTGTTTACCAGTCTCCTTTCTTCACAGCCCAAAGGTCTAGTGGTGTTAATCGGGTGCAAGCCTTTATGGAGCGTCGATTGGGAATGTTCCAAGTGACTCAAGATCCTGTCTACTTGGATGACATTAACTCTAGTGCGGTTGCAAATTACGATGCCACTCACAGTGATATTCCTGCCAGAATCATTCGCAGTCAGGAAGAAGTGAGTGCAATCCGTGAAGCAAGAGCACAAAAAGAAGCCATGAACCAAGAGGCTCAGTTAATGCAGATGATGCAACAGCAACAGCAAGGACAACCGCAACAGGGAATGGGAATGGATGTTCAATAAAGAAGAGGAAGGGTTTCTTCGGGAAACTGAAGAATTGTTTTCTTCGGAGAAAGGCAAAAGGGTTCTGGAGTATCTCAGAAGAGTTTTGCACGTTGAAGACACTTTGGAGCCTGAAGAAAGATTAAACAAAGAGTTAGAGGGTGCGGGTCGTGTGGAGCGTGTTCACATTGATCCCATCGCATTTGCAAAAAGACAAGGCTGTCGAGCCGCATACTTCAAGATTGAAGCATTGGTTCGTCAGGGAGAAAGAATGAAAGAAGAGGCATCCCGTGAGCGATCTGAATGAGAACCTTCCCATTGACATGGAAGGTCGAGATTCCCTACTGGAAAACTTCCAAAGCGTTCCAGATTTGGCAAAGTCCTACCTGAGCCTTCGTAAGAAAATGGGTGAGTCCTCTAGGATTCCCTCAGAAGGAGCAAAAGAAGAAGAGTGGTCTGGTTTCTACCAATCTTTGGGTGCTCCAGAATCCCATGAAGGATATACGGTCCCCGAAGGAATTTCTGACGAACTTTCTGGAACAATTTCCAACATGAGGAAGTCTGCTTTGGAAAAAGGTGTTACCACAGGCCAATGGGAGGAACTGGTTACACCCCTTGCCAACTTGGAAAAAGAGCGGATGGAAAAGCAAAGTACCGCTAAAGAGTCGGCTTTAGAGCAGTGGAAGCAGACTGCAAAAGAAAAATACGGTAGCGATTTTGACTCAAAAGCGGCCTTGGCAGAGCGTGCCTACACCAATTTTGTCAAAAATAACCCGGACTTATCCGCAGTTTTTGATGCAACAGGAATGGGTTATCACCCAGAAGTCATGGATTTTATGATTGGAATGGGACAAAACATGGCAGATGAATCAACGCCTATGGGTGCTTCTGGAGGCAATATGGGTACGGACTACAAATCTCTTGCGGCTAGAGCAAGGAAGATTGCTAAAACAGGAAACATGACCAACCCTCGCCACCCCGAATACGAAGAGGACTACAGCGAATTCATGAAAATCCAAACCATGCTCATGGAAGCGGGTTATCAAGGAATGGGTGATCCTCGGCTGGCGGCAGAAAGAAGTTGGCCGTAACCAAAAAAAGTTCTTGACAAATCTGTTTATTAGTAAACGATTTGTAATATCCGATAACCAATAGGCCGGATTGCCAGCAGGAAAGACTGCCGACTCAGGGCTTGCGATAGAAGCCAAGAGGAGCCGGGTTGCCGATAACTCTTCGACGATAATGTTAACCATTGTCAATGAAGGGAATTAATCATGGCAATGACCGACTTGGGTAATCTGTCTGGCGATTTTACGCCAACCGCCGGAATGACCGGATCAGAGAACCTTTCTAATCTCTACAAACAGGCTTACACCGATCTTCTTCGTTTGCAGGTTCAGCAAATGGAATCTGTCCTTCAGGGCACTTTCCAGTCTGAAACCATTGAGGGAGACGTAAAGTCTTTTGATAAACTTGTAAAGCACTCCGACAGCGATCTTGTAACTCGCAAGCGTTTTAAGGAGTGGGGTGCTGATGGTGCTGACGCTCCTTACGGTTCTACCGATTCTGAGCGTAGGCTGATTGAACCCGCTTGGTTCGAGTACGCCGAACTCTTTGATCCTCGTGATGAAACTGGACTGATGAGGGCACTTGCTCCTGACGGACAGTACCTTCAGAACATCGCCGCTATCTTCAACCGCAAGAAAGACTCGCTCATTCTTGACGCACTGAAGGGCACTGTTCTTGTTCAGTCGAGAGCCGCTGACGGAGTTACTTCAAACACCGAAAAAGCATACACCAACACCTACAAAACTAGTGCTACATTCCAAATCGAAGACTACGGTAGTTACGAAGGTTTTGAGATCGGCTGTAAACTTTCTTCTAGTGCTAAGACTGACACCACTCCTTTGATTCAGCACACTGCTGGAGACCCAACTGCTGGTACTCCTACTGGTGATATTTCTATCGCTGGTAATGCAGCACTGGTTCTTAAGGCAACCGAAGCGAATCTGACTGCTGAAATCAAAGCAGATGCCGCTTCTGTAACTGGCATGAACGTCGAGAAGTTAGTTCGTGCCCGTCAGAAGTTGGATGCCAATAATGCTCTGATGCCGGGAATGCCTTACGTTTGCGTAATGCACCCGAACCAGTTCTACGATCTGATGTCTGACAAGGCCGACAGTCGTTTTACTAGCATCGACTTCAATGAAGGTAAGCCTCTTGCCAATGGTGGGGTTTTCACTTTCATGGGATTTGAGTTCCGTTTGAGCACTCTTGTTCCTGAAGTAACCGCTTCGTTCCCGAATGGGGATAGCGATACCACCATTAGCAAGAACTCTACGCTTACCGTAGAGACTGCGGCTAATAAAGTTCGCTACGTTTACTTCTACTCTCCAAGAGCAGGTATCCTCGGAACCAACAACAACATGACTGTTCGTTTCGATGAAATCCCTGAGCGTGGTTACTCATTGCAGGCTTACCACATGCTGGGCATGAACGCTGTTCGTATGGACGGCGACTGCGTGGTGCGTGTTGCTTGCCTTGATTCGCAGGCTTAATCAGTAGTTTGAAGGGGCGGTGCTATGCCTAAATCTCATGCACAATCAGATACGATTTTGCGTAGATTTACGGGTGGCACCGCCACTCCATTAACAACTACATACGTCAATTTGTTGACGACTATGCCTACGTCTTCCAATCCAACAGGTTGGGTTGAATGGCGAAGTGCAACCGATACGCCGATTGTTCGCAAGGTCGTAAATATCGATGGTGCGACAGAGCCGTATTGGAGTGAACCGTTTGTCGATTCAAATCTGAAGTACATTAAAAACATTGGGCTAGTTATCTGGTCCGATACAGAAACTCAGACTTTGTTAGACGGTTTACAGACTGTACTTGGGGTTGGAGTCTTTACGACTGCTTCAACCACTTACAGT